TCATTCAAAATGTTCGGGCGCGAGCGCTCTGACATACGCCTGACACGCCTGCAAGGCGATCAGTCCACGGTCGCCGGTGTCGGTGATGGCGATAATTCGTTGAGCATGCGCCGGGTCAAGTCGGGCGCGTACGGTTGCATGATCCACGTTGCCGGCGCCGGCGGTGGCTGGCACATTGCAGCCTGGGGCAGCGTCGCTGGCGTCGAGAAGGACTGACAGGCGCACATCAGCAGTGGCAAGACGATCGCGCAGGCGATCCTGATCACGTTGGGCATCGCTCAGCGCTCGGTAATGGGTTTGTTCACTGGCCGCGAGCCGCTGCTCCAACGCCAGACGTTTATCCTGCTCGGCCTGCTGCGCTGCAGCGGCGGTCTGCGTCAGTTGATTGAGGGTTTCGGCGTTTAACCGGGCCTGCTCGGCCAATTGCCGTTCGTAGCGCCACCCCTGAAACTGCCAGGCCGCAGCAAAAGCACCAGCGGCCAGCAATAAGATGCCGATCACTCGCCAGGGGATTGGCATAGCACTGCCCTCGCCCGCGCCCAGATTTCCAGGCGATCCTGCAAGCCGTTCAACCCGCCGTTGATTCGCCGGGTGATGGTGTTGAACTGATCGCGATCGGCCAGTTCATTCAAGCCGTTCTGCTCCCAGAACCATGCCGCGGACTCGGCAGCCCATTGTGGCTGTTCGAGCAGTTCGGGCAGGGACAACAGACGTTCATCACCGAACAGGCCAACGCTGCACTGGCGATAGTTGCTGCGACCAGTGATCTGGATCAGTCCGCGACCACGATACTTCTGCCCGTCGCCGTCAGCCTCGGGCGTGTTGCCCAGGCGCAGCGCCAGCGTGCCGGTGTCGTATTTGCTCAGGTATTGGTTGTTGCCCAACTCCCGCACATAGCGCAGTTGCCCGGACTCGTGCCCGACCTGCGCGAGGAACGCCGCGACGCGTTTGGGCGAGTCGATATGACGGCGCGCCATCGCGCTGTTGAGTGCAGAAACAAAAACGCCCGCTTGGGAGCGGGCGTTCGGCATGATGTCGATAAGGTTGCTTTCAGTTATTTGCATAATGCTTGATCCTCCCTGGATATTGCCCCGATTGAATCATGGTTGGCGGCCAATGCCCGTCAGCCATTTTTTTGCCAGAGTTTTCAGCGTGCTGTCCGGTGCAAGTTCTTCGGGCACGTCGAACACCCAACCGAGGGTACCGAAGTGGGCGGTCCAGTCGATTTGCGGTACCGGAGTGATTTCAGTGATGTCGACCCAGAGCAGATCCGGATGAAACATCTCGGCCATATTGCCATCGGTGGAGAACAGCTCGACCACGGTGCTGTTGAAGATGCGTGCGTAGGTTTTCATCAGGCGTACTCGTAGATGATCACGGCGCCCGAGGCACCTGCGCCACCTGGTCTGCCAGGTTGATTGGGGGCGTTGGCGATTCCTCCCGCACCGGAGCCGAAACCGGAACCGGGTGCAGCCAGAGAGCCTGCTGCGCTGCTGCCAAAACCGCCTCCGCCCCATGGCGAGCTGCCACCGTGCCCAGCAAGGGTTGAGCCGTTGACAGATATCCCGGGGGCGCCCGCATTTCCCGCACTATTGACGATGTTGCCGCCACTGGCCGTCTGACCGGGATAGCCTCCGGTATAAAGCCCCATGCCCTGATTCGCGACAAAGCCAATCCACGGCGACCCTCCACCACCGGCAGCAGAAACCAGCGAGCCAAAAGAACTGGTACCACCACCTCCGGCATTCGCCGCTGCGAGTCCCGCGCTTCCGCCAGCCCCCACCGTGACAACCTGACGAGAACCAATAGTCTCGGAAGGTAACCACGCTTCAGCATAACTACCGGAGGCACCGCCGCCCACGGTTGCATACTGGGAAGTTGTGGTCGCCCCGACTCCCGCACTTCCACCACCACCGCCCACAACCTTGACCAGAACGTGCTTCGTCCCGGCTATCGGCTCATAGGTACCGGATACGGTAAACGTCTTTACCCCCAACAACCGGCCGCTCGCAGCACTACCACCGCTCGCATACACCAGCACCCAACTGTCCAGCGCCGCGCTATACACCACCGAACACACACTGCTGCCGACAATCTCCGCTGGCCGCAACGCACTCAGCCCAAGGCTCAATAGCGGCCGGGGCATCAACCCGTTCGGTGCAAACGTACTCGCCCCGGTATTGGCATTACCGGCAGTAAAGCGCAGCGCCAATCCGTCCTTCAGTGCGGTGACGGCAGGCACATAATTGGCCATGTAGAGATTGGCCGCGCCGATGTCAGTGGCATGTTTGTCTTCACCTGCCTGACTGAGCTTTTTCATCGCTTGCAACAACTGGGTTGCATCGGCTTCGCTCGGCTCAAGGCCGGCTGATTTGACGACGTTCAACAATTCATCGGTAACGCTGTTGCCCCAGGTCGCAGGGATCAACGATCCGGGCAATCCCGCGACGACGTCTTCATTGACGAATTTGCCATTCACCAGCCCGACGCTGGGAACGCTTTTTGGATAGTCCACGTTAGTTCCTCAACTGCCTGTCCGAAGCAAGCCTTCCAGCCAGTCAGGCTCAACTGGTCGGGAAGATAAACTCGGAAAGTCCGGATCATTCGGCCAATCGCGCAGTGCCTGCCGATACGCCAATAGTTGTTTGAATTCCTCGGAACGCAAAGTCGTGCCCTCGCCCACTTCCAGTTCTTCGGCATCACGAAACACCAGCCACTGGGTGTTCTGCAGAACGTGGTTGCGCCATGCGCGCTCGTGGCTGGCAAGCGTTGCAGGAGAAATGACGGGGTCGATCAAAACGGGCTGACCACTGGCACTGGCGCTGATGACTTTGCCGCTTGCCTGGCCGGCAAACAGTTCGGAGTATTGCGCCTTGGTGATTTCTACTGCACCTTCAGGTAAGTCCGCGCCGGCTTCTTCGATATGATCGAATCCAAGCGTCTGAGCAAAAAAGTAAATAGCCATGGTTATCTCCCCCAAACCAATACTCGACCCGAAATTCCCGGCGACACTTTTACACCATTGCTATCAATGCTCCTGACCCGCGCAAAAGCCACCGTAGTAGTCGAATTTCCCAAATCGAACCCCCAAACGCTGGTATTCGCGGTAGACCAGCCGATCGGGTTACCTTCATTGGCGATACCCCCCAACACGACGTTATTAAACCTGATAGGCAACGTTACCCTCATCTCACCGTTTGCATCCGAAGATCCCAACACCCACTGGACGATCAGGCCACTGGGGAGCTTTTGATAACCCGCCGTCTCGAATTGCGCAGCGTACGAGGAGGAATATTTGAGGCTGGCAGTGCCATAAACCACCCACACTCCAGACTCTCTGACAAAGTTCGCACTCTCACCATTGTTCAAAACGATCCACGCCAGATACGCCCCTTGCGGACTGATTTGCGTGCCGGTTTTACTGGCCACCGTGACGGGCGCACTGTTACGGCAATGCAGGCTGATCGTGACGCCGTTCGGCACCGCAGCGGCATCCGGCAGCGTAACGGTGTACGCCGCGTTGCCGCCCAGACCGATCGAGCAGCCGACATCTGCCTGAGTCAATTGGGTGGCGGTGGATATACTGCGAGTACTGGCATAACTGCCCAGCGCCCGTTGCACAAACTCGGACGTTGCTGCCGAGCGCCCAACATCAAACTGCGGCGCGGTCATGAACAATGCCGGGCTGCGCAACGCCGCCAACAACTGATTATTCGACACCTCGTTCGGCGTCATGCCCGCCGCCTGAATGACGTTGAGAATTTCTTGCGTGACGCTGTTGCCCCACGTCGCCGGGATCAGCGAACCGGGTTTTCCGGTAACCGGGTCCTCGTCGACAAACTGGCCATTGACCAGCCCGACACTGGGCACACTCTTGGGATAGTCCAAGGCTTATCTCCTTAATCTGAAAAATTTTTGGCGCGGGTCTCAGCCAATGGGTGCGGCTAACCACGCGGGGACCGAAGGCCGGGAAACTATCGAAGGAAACTGGCTTGAATCAGGCCAGTCGCGCAGTGCCTGACGGTATTCCAGCAACTCCAGATACTGCGCGGCCTTGAGCGTCGTCCCACACCCCAGCGCCTGCTCGTCGCGATGCCGCGTCACCCACCACTCTGTGGCCGACAGGCTGGACTGACGCCAAGTGCGCGCTGCTGCCAAAGGTTCCTGTTCTTCGACGATGGCTTCGGTGGAAACGACCGGATTGTCGACTATCGGCAACGGCGCAATCTCTTGGCGCAGTTCGCCAACGGGCGCGCCGATCTCGATCTGCTTGCCCTCCGGCACCTGCACCATCGTCTCGATGAAAGCGGGGGCAAACAGTTGGGTAATCGAGTAGCCGCCCGTATCGATCAGTTCGACCGCAACACCGTTTTCCACTCGTGCATAACGGGCCATTACTCGTACTCCCAGATTTCACAGAAGGCGTTGCCGCCAGCACCGCTGACGACTGAAGCCGAAGGGTTGACCGAGCATGAACCGCTGCCACCAGAGCCACGGCTTCCAGCATTGCCAACCGTATTAGAGCCGGTGAAAGAAGCCCCGCCGTCGAACGGACTCGCAGCCCCACACCCCGAGAGCAGTCCCCAATTGGCGTTACTCATCCCGAATCCTCCGGTGATGCCACGGGCGCTGCAAAGATTGCCCCCGGTGATCGTCCCGCCCACTCCGCCCTGAATGAATCCAGACGATGTAGCCGAAGTCACGATCGCAAGTTTTTGCCCACCACCTCCCCCCGAAACGCTCATGTAGGCGCCGAAAGAAGCGCCACCGCCCGCCATGCCTGTGGAGTTGCTGATTGCACCACCGGCGCCCAGCGAAACGGGTACGCCAGCGAGCATTTGTGCGGTGACGTCATACAGGCTTTCCGCGTAAGCACCGGAGCCACCACCGCCACCAAGAATTTGGTTACCTGCCGGCACAGGCTCACACCCGCCTCCCGAGCCACCCGCCCCCACCAACCTCACACGAATGCGTTTGGCCTTGGGATTGGGCTTGTAAACTGTGATCCCGACCGTCTCGATCTGCCGGACCGCCAGCAGTCGTCCCACCGCATCGATGATGCCGTAGCCACTCAAAGTCGTCGGGGTGTTTCTCAATTTGGTGAAATCGACCATGGCTCCGATGGCCGTTGCCAATTGGTCGGTTTTGGCTTCATCAGGCGTCACCCCGGCCGCCTTGATCGCGTTGAGAATTTCTTGCGTGACGCTGTTGCCCCACGCAGCGGGAATCAACGATCCCGGTGTTCCGGCGAGCGGGTTTTCATCGACAAAGCCGCCGTTGACCAGCCCCACCCCGGGAATACTTTTTGGATAATCCATTGCACTGCTCCCTGTGCTGAATTCAGTTGGCTAAGGATGTGCCGGGTGCGACCGGCCAGGTAATTTCATCGGGGAAACCGGCCTTTTTTTCGATGCGGTTCAGCTCGACGCTGTAGAGCTTCCATTCGATCAGCAGCAGTTGTTCGTCATGGCTGGCATCGCCGATGTCTTCGGCGTATTGCAGGGGCGCGATGCGCAGCACCGCATCGCGAAGCAACGCGTCGCGTTGAACGAGGACGATGCGTTTGCGATCCGCCAGTTGCGCGGCCTCATCGACCTGCCAGGCGTTGCCCAACCAGACGTGAAAGCCACCCGGAAAAGGCAACCGGGTGAAGCCCTCCGGCAATTCGCCAAGCGCGTTCCAGGTTTCCCGAATGCCTGTGTCAGTGCGATAGACATCCCCACGACAATCGATCTGCTGTTGCAACGAACCCTTGTTATAGGCCCAGGCAAACCCCTCAGGCGCAGGGGAGAGTTCGATGCTCAGCGTCACAGCATTGCTTGGCAGTTGCAGACCGATCCCGGGCACCAGCGGAAACTCGACAGGCCCGGTCAATGCACCGCTGTCATCTATCAAATAATTGAACATGTGCACCTCAGATAAATTTGATTCGCGCGGGATAGGCGATGTTTCGCGGTCGGGTTTCGCCAGCGAAATTGCCGATATTGCCGATGTAGGCATCATTGTCGAATGCTGGGTTGGGATAGGTCGTTGCCACCGTTGCTGAAGTCGGTAAAAAATTGACGTTGGTGGTAACGTCCCAGGCGGTATCCGGAATCGCTGGAGCAGGCTTGAATGTCGCCCCGGTTCCCGTCGGCAGATAATGGTTGTGGCTTTGCAAGGCGTGCATTTGCAGACTGCCTATTACACGTCCAGCATCAACGCTTCTGCTCTCACTCAGCACCCGCAAAAACTCACCCCGAATCTCGGGAATTCGAAAGTTCGAAGCGCCATCGCCACTGGTCCAGCCACCTTCTCTGCCCGCTCGGGCCGCTTCGGTCGTCAGTGCCCCGGACGCCTGAGCAAAATCCCACAGCCACGGCCATTCGGCGCGCTTGAACAGATCACCGTTGGGAACGCCATAACCTCCCGGGTTAAGCGTTGTGGTGGTCTCCAAAAACGGGCGTCCCAAGGCGGTATTGTCGAAGCGTCCTATCGGCCACCAGCTCCCGGCTCCGTCACTGCGCAGATGCCACCAGTCACCTCCCCCCATCAACACCAGAAACGGATAACCGCTGGCCGACAAGTAGGTGTGAAAGCGAATCCTGTCGGTGCCGGATGCTTGAACAACGAGGCGATTGCCGCTGTTGTCGACACGACGAAGAATCACATCGCGTACACCCAGAGAAACATCCGCCGGAGGTAAAGTCAGGGTCACAGGGGCGGGGCTGCCATCGATCAAAACAAGTCCGAGTTCCTGCTCAGTCAGTGACTTGGAAGCTGCAAGCCGGGTAATCACCGAGCGCATCGGACTGGCATTACTGACAATCGACTGAATCGCCTTGAATAGCTGGCTGGTATCCGCCTCGGAGGCCACCAACCCACCGCCGCTGATCACACTCAGAATTTCCTGAGTGACACTGTTGCCCCACACCGCCGGAATCAACGATCCCGGCGTACCCGCCACTGGGTTTTCATCAACGAAGCGGCCATCAACCAAGCCGACGCTGGGGACGCTTTTTGGGTAATCCATAGGTTGTTCGTTCCTTTGAAATGACAAATGACCGGCGTCGACACGGCGCCTTTTAGGTGCCTGCCCGCGGTCTGTTTTCTGAAAATAAAAAGCCCACATTGAAGTGGGCTTGGGTGACGCTGAACGGAGGCTTTTCGGCTTAGTTGGAAAGGCCGCTGGTCAGCTCGCGAATGGCGACCAAAGCTTCCTCACCCGCGCTGCGCGCCAGATCCATGTTGCCCTTGGCGGCCTGTGCGCGAATTTGCGCTTTGGCTTTCAGGCGCAGCGTACGCAGCGCCAGCAGATGGTCGGTCAGTTGATCGGCCTTGCTCAGAATCTGCTCGGCGGCCTGTTTAGCCGTGCGCCCTTTGACAACCCACGCGGCGACTGACAGCGGCACTTCCTTTTTCGGGTAACCGGCGTCCTGATAAGCCTGCGCGTCAGCGGCGGCCTGGGCGTACTCCAAGGCTTTGAGGGGGTCGCCGGCCAGCGCGGTGCGGATGTTGTCGGCGGTGGCGTCGACTTTGGTACACAGACGTTCAGTTTCCTGCTCGTTCAGCACAGCCTGCTTATCGCCGTTCACGACCCACTTCTCACCGTCCCAGTCATGGGCGGCAGAAGGTTGAGGAAGGCGCATTTCGCCGTCGAACTGATGAAGTTCCTGAATCACGATCATCGAATAAGCTCCCACGACAGTTGGACGTTCACGGCGTCTGCAAAGTTGATCGCAATCCCGACGCTGTAGTCGGTGACAGGGTGGCTCTTGATGCCCATGCTGAGTAACAGCTCATCACTGTCGGCGTTCGACTGACCAAGGTTGTGTTCTGCCTGATAGCACTGCCACAACGAGCGCAGATTGGCATGGTCGAAACTGGCGGCCAGGGTTGAAACCGTCACGTCGTTAACGATGTTGTTGGTAAACAACACACAAGGGGAAACCGTTGCCGGGTTCCAGCCCCCGGGGTTGTTGGAACTTCCCGCAATAATGGGCGACAGGAAGCAATAGTTACCGCCCGCCCATCCCGTTGACGGAAAGGCAACCGACGTCACTGCCGTCGAGGACGGCGTTGGATTGCCGGCAACCAATCGGGCAGAACGTGCGTGCGGATCCAGCGGCAGGAAAATCGCGCCGGTCCCGTTGACGGTCTGGGTCCAGGTCAAGCGGGCACGGTTGTAAATCGTTCGCACCGTCGGCACCGAACCCGGTGCGCCGGTCACGACCCAGGCCAGGCACATGTCCAGTGCCGTTGACTGGAACCCACCACCGGCGGCACCGTTTACCGTTCCTTTCAACGACTCGGGCGTCACGTCATGAATGTTGCCACGCTGCACGTAGAACGTCAGCGCACCACCGGAAACTTGCGCGCGCAGAAAGTAGTGGCTGCTGGGCAACAGATCCACGCTGCTCCAGGCCGATGTCACAAAAGTGCGCGAGCGGCCCAACTGGCCATTCACCACTTCCTGCCCCAGGCTGATAAACGTACCCGCCGCGATCGAAACCTTGCCACCGCTGGTAGCGGCAGCTGCCGGGCTGACCGTCAGCCGGCCATCGGCAGTGGCTACCGTTGGTAGCGGCAACGCCACCAGTGGCAACGCCAGATCCTGATTCCAGCCCTTGGCCGTCACCGATTGAATCGCCTGCAACAACTGATCGTATTTCTTCTCGTCCGGGGTCAACCCCCCGGCATTGATCACGTTGATGATTTCCTGCGTAACCCCATTCCCCCAGTCCGCCGGAATCAGCGATCCCGGGGTTCCGGTCATCGGGTTCTCATCGACAAACTTCCCGTTCACCAAGCCGGCGCTGGGAACACTGTTCGGATAATCCATGGCTCATGCCTCCCTAGTCATAATTGATGTGCACCTTGGTGTGCGCCGGGGCGCTGCGGTGGATCAGGCATTCCAGCGCCGAGCCCGGGTTGACGCCAAAACGCTCGCCCCAGTAGCTCGCGCCGTAACGCCGGCCGAGCAGCAAGCGGCCGCCGGTGTTGAGCGTCCACATGAACTGCGCTTCCCACGTGCCCCAATGCGCCGAGCCAAAACGCGAGCGGCCCATGCGTGGGGCTTCGAGTTCGGTGATGGTCGCGTTGGGGTAGCCCTGGCTTTTGGCGATGTCGAGGTAGTAACCGACAGCCTGGCTGCCGACCGCGAGCAAGCGCCGGCGTACGGCGAGGCGGCGGTCGTCGAACAGCGGCGTGGCGCCCAGGCACGGGTCGGGCAGGTTCATCACCTGCTCCCAGTCCGGCACCAGTTCGCTGACGCCGGCCGGGTCCATCTCGTTGAGCAGGTCGGCGGCGCGGGCATCGAGGCGGGCCAGTTCGACGGCGACGCCTTGCAGCACTTCTTCGAGTTCCGGCACACGCTCCGGGTCCCACGCCGGGCCACTGGGCAGCAAGGCGCGCAGTTGCGCCTGATATTGCGCGGCGGTTCTTATGCCCCCCATACGCAACCTCCGAAGGTGAGCAGTTCGCTTTGCCCGGCAGGCACGTCAGCGGCCGGCGCGGTCAGGGTGTGATCGTACTCACCACCGGCGCTGCTGATGGCTTCGCGGATATGGCTGATCAGCAGCGGCACACCCAGGTCGGCCTCGCGGTTGTGCAGGTCGCGCAACTGCGCTTCAACGGCGGCGCGCACAGCGGTGGTGTCCGGATTGACGCTCTTGAAGCGATACACCACCGGCACTTGAATCGGCCGCTGTACGTGCACTTCCGCAGTCACCGGACGCAGCGGTTCGATGTACGCCTGAACCTCCGCCAATTGCTCATCGTTGGGCACCGGTTGCGGGTCTTCATCACGCATGATGAACACCGTCACCGTGCCTGGCCCGAGCAAGCCACCACGACACCAGGCGCGCGTTACGCCCGGCACTTCCAGCGCCCAGGTCTCGTAATCACTGGCCGAGCCGCCATGGGGAATCACGCGGTAGGAACGAATCACCCGCGAGCGCAGCGATTCCAGACTTTCCCGTGCCACGCCGCCGCTGAGCCCCGGCGCCAGCACGACAAAACTGGTGCCGACCACACCGGTAATTGGCTGCACCGGTGTCAGCGCCAGACCGGCGTCGGCATTACCGAGGCTGCCGGCATCCAGCGCGGCGATGGTAGTGGTGTTGCTGCCATTGACCGTGGTGCGCGCGGCGGTGACTTTGTAGGTGCGACCGTCGTTCGATTGCAGCAACGTGTCGACGTCCAGCACTGCACCGGCAGTGGCGGTAAAACTGACGCTGCCGCTGGCGACTTGCGCGGGTTTGCGCGGTTGATTCAGACGCAGTGCGGCGATGCGCTCCAGGGTCGATTCATCGGCCTTGTCCGGCAGGATCTGCTCGGCAATCCAGTCGAGATAACCGTACAAACCATAAGCCGCGCCACCGAGGGTGCGGGCCAGCACTTGCGCATCGGACTGGCGCAGCGAATCGCCGGCCAGGTCGCTTTGGGTGCGCTTGATCAGCACCGGCAGCGAAGGGGTTTCAAACGGCATAGATCACCTGCCAACTGTTATCGGGGTTGATGTCCAGACGTTCGCCGTCAGCCAGGGTCAGGACCGTGCGCAGGTTCAGGCGCTGGGCGTCGAGGCGTTCGCTGATGATGTCGATGGCGCTGCAGTGGCCGTCGTCGATCAGCCATTGCAAGGCTTCGCGGGCATAGAACTCGGCGTCCATCTGCGTTTGTCGGGTCAGCTTGACCCGGCGCAACAGCCACAGCCGCGAGCCGATGCGGTCGTCGGCAACGGTGGGAAACGTGTCGCCCCACCAGCCGAAACGTTCGTCGTCGTCGAGGGCGTCGTCATCGGCGGCGCGGCGCCAGGTGAACAGGCTGATGAGCACGGCGCGGGTCAGCGCGGCGTGGAGGTTTGGGCTGATCAGCATCACTTGCCTCCTGCCGGCGCGCCGGTCTGGCCGTTGCCGGCCTGTACGCCGACATGCACGTGGTTGATCTGGCTGATGCCACCGGCGAGCTGATCGCCGCTGGAGACGATCTTGCCGGTCTGATTGATCACTGGCGTATCGAAGTTCACCGCGCTGCTGGCGCGGATGTTCAGCGTGGCGGTTTCGATATCGATGATCCGCCCGCGCTTGAAATGAATCTTGTCGCCCTCGTCGGTGTAGATCGCCACTTCACCAGCGGCAAGCGCTTGCAGGCGATAGCGGCGGTCGGCGATGACCAGGGCGATGGCATGGGATCGGTCACCGCCGATGAAGGTGACGACGCCCTCGGCGCCGGCCAGCGGATGGCTGGTGAAGCCGTAGGGTTCGAAATGTTCCATGTCGTCGTTCACTTCACCGGCGGTGAGGCGCATTTGCAGCGATTGCAGCTTGGATGCCGAATTGGCGAGCACGACAGTGCCGCGCGCCAGCAGGCGTGTCAGTAGGCTCATGCTTGGTTCCTGTAAGAAACGGGCCGAGGTCAAAAGATCGCAGCCTTCGGCAGCTCCTACATAAGATCGGCGTACACCTGTAGGAGCTGCCGAAGGCTGCGATCTTTTCCGGGCCTATGAGGTTGTTTTAGGAGGGCTGGGATTGGCATCGAAGGTGTGCGGCGGGGCCATTTGCAGGGTGGTCACCGAGCCTTGCGCCGACAGCGAATAAGTGACCTTGGAAATCAGCATGTCGCCATCAAACCCAAGCACCGGATCCGTGACTTTGACCAGCGTGTTGTGCCGCCAAAGATCACCGTTGGCCTGGCGCCAGCCCTGCACCTGATACGTGGTGGTCTGCGCCCGCCCCATACGGGTGGCGCTTTCCCACTGGGCGCGTTGCTGGGCCAGTTCGAACGTCAGCGCGGTGCCCTCGTTGATGATCGTGGTGCGTCGACGTTTGAAGCTCAGATCGGTCGCGCTGGATTCAACCTCGCTGACTGCCGCCCCGCTCTTCTTGTCCGAACCTTTTTGCTGGCCGATCACCCGGTATTCGGAGAACACCTGGCTGTAATCCATCGACGCGCTGGCGGACAAAATATTCTTGCCCAGCTCCAGCGCATCACTGGCCCGCCCACCGCTGCCCGGCTTGGCCAGCACCAGCCGGCCCTGCTCGTCATCGGTGGAAAACACCCGCAGCAGCGAGAGCAAACGGTCGATCGACTGAAACACCGTCTCTCCCGGCACAATCGTGTGTTTGGTCAGCCGCGCGGTCTCGGGAATTTCATTGACCACCATCAGCCCGTACTCCATCGCCAGCGCCTGAACGATGCTCAGCAGCGGTTGTTCCTGCCACTGGTTCGGCGTGTTCCTGGCGGCGCAATCGACCAGATCCTGGGTCTTGGAACTGCCCTCGATGGTCAGGCTGATCTGGCGTCCGTCATAGCGGATCGGCGCCTTGAACACATAACCGGTGAGCACCAGGTCCTGGCCGATTTTCACTTCGCAGGGGTCACCCGGCTTGATCCGCTGGTCCACCGTCTGCCCCGGCCACTGCCAGGTGATGTCAAGTTTGAAAGTGCGGAACTGGCGCTCCAGATCAGCGGTGATTTCCACGTTTTTCCAGCCGCCGTATTCCATGTTGTTGACGGTCAACGTGACGCGGTTATCCATCTCGCTCATGGCTCACTCCCTGGACACTTTCACGTCGTTGGGTGAAAAGCCCGGATGGTTCATCGCGTTGCTCTGAGTCACTTGAGTCACTCGTGTGGCATCGGCAAATTGCTTGTAGGCCACAACCAGCGCCGGCAGGCTTTCCTGGAACGATTTAGTGACCTGTCGCACACCGGATGACGCCACTGCCTTGAGATGCGCCAGCAGCGCTTCCTTGACATCGTTGATTGCCTGGTGGTGCTTGGGATCGGCCTTGTCCAGCATTGGATCAATGGCCACCCCGACCGCCTTCTGCAGCGCTTTCATTTCGTCGGTCACCGGTACTTCCTGACGGGTCACCGGTTGATCCGCCTGATGTGCCACCGAAGGTGTCGACGACAGTTTCACCGCGGGGGTCGCCACTGGCATCGACGCCACCCACTGCGCCACTTTGACCAGCATCGTGTCCTGCACCAGATCGGCCATGGCCTGCGCCGCGGCGTTGGTGTCCTTGCCGGTGGTGATCTTCGGTGCATCCGCCTTGCGGATGGCTTCGAGTTGTTGGGAGACGTCGGCAATCACGCCACGGTAGCCCTCCTTCGCGAATGCCTTGAGCTCTTTGATATCGCCGAGCAAACCTTTGAACTCAGCCGCCACTTCCTTGGGCAACTCTTTCACTGCCTTGACCAGTTCGGTGATCTGCCGGTACTGCTCGATCAGCGGCTTGAGCTGTTCTTTGATCACCTCATAAACCCCGGTGAGGCTGTTGCGCAGATTGGCGATGCCGATCCGCGCAGCCTTGATCAACGTCATCGCCTGCTCGAAGCGTGCCACCGCCGAACCCAACAGCGTGTCGGCCTTGGCCAGCAACACTTTCTGTGTGCTGACGGTAGCGGTCGGAAACGGCAACGGTTGGTCTGGATAGAACTTCAGGGTAAAGGTCACCAACCCGCCGTCCTGGCGGGTGTGGGTCATGTCGCATTCGCCGACCTTGACTTGCAGGCGTCCGAGCCACGGATGCACCAGTTCACCACTGCCCGCCTCCAATGCCTTGAGCAGCTTGTCACGCTGCTCCAGGCAATCGGCGCCGATGATGAATGCAGTGACGTCGTGGGTCTTGGCCTGCTGACCGAGATCTTCGAAAAACGGCAGGTCACGCTGCGGATATTCATGCAACTGACCTTTGCGACCGACCGGGGTTTTCGCCTGATCGATCCAGAAGCCGACACCGCGAAAGGATGCCGGCAACAAGCGGTCACGCCAGTTCATTGGAACCTCCCATCGACAGCGAGCGATAGCCGATGCGCGAAGACAGCGCCAGGCCCGGTTGATTGGTTTGCGGTTGATCGGTACGCAGCCCGGCCGGCGCATTTTCGAAGCGCACGGTCAGGCCGCCTTCGAGTTGCGTACGGTTGTTGGCCGCGCTTTGCTGGATCAGGGCGCCAGAACTTTGCGGTAACGAACCACCCTGCAGCGCACCGTTGGCCGATGTTTGAGGACTTGCCCCGAAGAACGCCGGCGCCAGCTCTCCTTGGCCTTCGGCATTGGTCTGGCGTTGCGCTTCGGTGAACGTTTCAACCTTGCCGGTAACCTTGGCGATCAGTCCGGCAAAGCCGCCGTCGAACAGCTCCTTGATCGGCGCGATCACGGTTTGCAGCTTTTGCCACAACTCGCCGAACCACTCGGTGATCGGCCCCCAGTTCTTGATGATCTGCCCCAACGGGGTCCATTCGAACATGGTGTGCAGAAACTCCAGCACCGGCGCGGCCAACGCTTGCACCACGCCCCACAGCGCCGAAAACACTTCGCTGATCGGTTGCCAGTACATGGCGATCTGTTCCAGCGGCGACCATTCGAACAAGCTCTGGAAAAAACTTTTGATCTGCTGCGCCGCCGTTTGCAACGCGGCCCAGATCGGTTCGAAAAAGGTCACGATGGCGCCCCAGTTGTTGACGATCATCCCCAGCGGGGAATAGTCGAACAACGTGCCGAAGAAGTCCTTGATGGCTTGCGCCGCCGGTTGCAGCGCCGTCCATATCGAGGCAAAGAACCCGGTGATCGCCCCCCAGTTATTGATGATCATGCCCAACGGTGTCCAGTCGAACAGACCTTTGAGAAACGCCATCACCGGCACACTCAAGGCCTTGAGCAATTCCCAGATCGCCGAAAACAGCCCGGTCAGCGGCGTCCAGTTTTCCAGGATCATGCCGGCGGGCGTCCACGAGAACACCGATTTGAAGAAGTCGATCACCGGCGTGGTGACGGTTTTTACCTTGTCCCAGATGCCCGAGAAGAACCCCGCGACCGGTAACCACAGCGCCGCCAGTGCATCCAGCGGTCGCCAATCGAGGATCGAGCGCAACGTCGCCATCGCACTCGCACCGATGTTTTTCACGCCCTCCCACATGCCTTTGAAGAAAGCACTGATCGGCGTCCAGTTGGCATAAATCAGACCGGCCGCCACCGCGATGCCCATGGCGATCAGCATGATCGGGTTGGTCTTGAGCACCATGCTCATCACGTCCATCACTTGGGTCATGCCGGTGACGGCGGTTTGCATCGCCGAGAAGGCAATCGCCCCCGCCGCTAGGCCTTCGACCAGTTTTGGGTTGTCAGCGAGCAGACTGCCGACCTGGGTCAGCATCGGTTCCAGCCCGACCACCAACGCCCCCACCGCCGGCACCAGTGCCGCGTCCACGGCTGCGGAAACCTTTTCCATCGACGCACTGAACACGTTCATGTTTTGCGCAGCGACTTTCGGTGTGGCGGGCAAGTCGACGGTTTTTGCCGTGTCGCTGACTTCAGTCAATTTGCCCTGAAACGCTGCGGCCGATTTGATCCCGTCCACAAACGGCGTGATCACGCTGCCGCCCTTGAACAGACCACTGATGTCCAGTTTGCCGAGGCCGGCCTGTTCGAGGTTGTTCTTGAAGCTCTCGACCTTGACTCGCAAAGCGCCGAGTTTGGGCGACAGTTCATCGATGCCGGTAAGCAACACCGACGCTTTAGCTTTGGTTTCTTCTGCCATCACTGCACCTGCTGCATCGCATTGATCCGTTGCGCGTGCTCCAGCGATTCGCGGAGCACATCCAGTGGCCTGGCCATCATCTGTTCGGGGTCAACCTTCCAGAACCAGGCCAGGTCATAGGCGACGGCGATCAGGTCGGTGATGGCGCCGACGCCGCACTCATGAAAAAACTCGCAACGGCCCAGCTCAGCGCATTGAGGTCAGCCAGATCGAGCTGGTTGACCGACGACGGCGGAATGCCGGCGCACACGGCGATGTATTTGGCCGCCACGTCCATGTCGAGGCTGACTTCTTCGCTCTTGTCGATCTTGTACGGCAGCGCCTTGATCGCTCGCACTTCCTGCACCGTCGGACGGCGCAGGACGAGTTCGGTCAGGGGCTCGCCGTGAGCTTCGATCGCAACCTGAAGCTTCACGGCGCCGCTCATTGCCAGGTCCCCTTGATGCCCTCGAACTTCAGCTCGATGGTGGCGTCATCACCCTTGGAAACTGGCTCTTCGACCAGGTAGGCACCGGCCAGCACGTAGACTTTGCCGTTGCTGAATTCGCAGGTGACGGTGATGTCGGTGCCTTCGATCAGCTTCTTCAGCGGGAAGTCGGCGGTGTGCAGCGCGGTCACTTTGAACGACGGCGCGATGTCGGTTTCCTTGTAGAAGCCGGGTACGACGGTTTCGCGTTTGACCGCCATCAGCGGGGCTTCGCAGCCGCCATTGATGGTCAGTTGTGCGCCGTCGACTTTGACGTAGCAGGTGCCTGCAATCAGTTGACCCATGGTGTTACTCCCTTGAATAAAAAAGCCCACGCGAGGTGGGCTGAAAACTTGCCGTCAAACGCGCGGATCAAGCCGCGTCGTCGTACTGCAGACGGAATTGGTTGAGCAGCGCGAACACGCGCAGACCGTTGATGTAATCCGGCGGGAACAGCACGTTCACGCGGCTCGGGTCCTGCACGTCGCGCTCGACGATCAGGTGCTCGGCAAACAGCTCGGCGTTCTCCACGTGACCTTCCAGTTCGAGCTTGGCGTACTGGGCGATCAGCTCACCGCGAATGGTCGCTGGCGTCACGATTGGCTGACCGGCGCCGAAACGGGTGCCGTCGGAGGCCAGTTTGTGCCGGCCGTATTTGCTGGTGATCACGCTTTGCAGACGACGCACGATGAACGCCGATTGGTGCATGGTTTCGCTGTCCAGGTAGGAGTTGTCGGCCTGACCGTAAGCGTTTTTCTGGTAGGTGGTGATCGAGCGCTGGATGCGCACGTAACCGCCTTCGTAATACGCGGTGGCGATGCCGTAGTTGAGCAGCGACTGTCGCTCGGTCAGGGTGAAGCGTTCACTGGCCGGCGCCGGATCAACGCCCGGCAGGCTGCCGCTTTGCGTCGGACGGCTGGCGTCGGCGGAGATGAACACGGCGGTGCGTGCAGCCAGTGCGGCAGCTTGTACCCAGAACGGTTGCGGAACGCCCGGCTCCAGCGCCTGAATGGTCATGTGCTGATCGTTGCGCGCCTGGCCTGCTGCGACCAGCGTACCGACGGTGCCGCGTTTGGCGCTGTAGACGTGACCGAACAATTGCTTGGCCCACGACCAGCGACCGGTGCTGTCATCCATGACCGCTTGCCAGGTGTTGAGGGTCGACAGATCGGACCATGGCAGTGCGATGAATTCGAACGGCTCATCGCCCAGCGCCGCGATGGCTTCAACCTGATCCGGCACACCGGCGCCGCCAGTCATGGCGGTGATCGCAGTGGTCAGGCCGGCCGGGGTATCTTCGCCGTTGCTCTTGCCCAGGCGATTGAATTGCAGGCTGATGTCGTTACCGCTGTCGCCAGTCCATTTGGCGCTCAGGGTGACCACACCTTCGGCAGCAGCAGCGCTGACCGGCAGGTCGGCGGTAGCGTTGATTTTCTGTGCCAGTGCGGTGGCTGCTTGCGCAGCAGTGGCACCGTTGACCACGGTGGCTTGCACACGCACGCCGCCGACATACAGATTGAGCACGCCAGCCTGAGTGGCAGTGCCGGTCAGGGTCAGCACGCCTTTGGCGATCGCGCCTTCGGTGTTGTGCAGCGGCAGGCACCAGATCTCACCGATCGGGTCGGCCTTGCGGAAGGTCTCGTACATCGAGGCGAGCATCGAGCCCTGACCTCCGATGCTTTTGGCCAGCGCAACGCTGGAGACCAACACCAGTTTGCCGACTTCGGTCGGGGCAATGTTGTCGTTGACCTGAGCGACGATCAAACGACGCAGGGTCGAACTCGCGCTATTGGCGGCCGAGTTGTCCATTTCGGCATAGAACAGCGGCACACGAATGTCCGCGGGGATGTTGCTGAATCCGATCGCCATTATTTGGCTCCCTTTTGTTTGGCTGGTGCGGTTTTGAGGGTGATATCGCCGTCGGCCAGACGTCGGCGCCACCAGGCGCTGTCCAGCACTTCACGGCCTTCCAGCGGCAGCAGATCGCCGGCCTCCGGGTCAGGTACAACGCGGCCTTCGGCCGGCAGTACGGTGATGCGATTGCTCATGGGGTTACGTCTCCAGAGAAAGTCATTTCCACGCGCCCATCAGGGCCCGGGCGTTTCAGGTTGGGGTCGGCCGGGTCGATCGTATCGACCCGCACGGTGGCCCCGGTAAAGGACGACAAACCGTCCAGTTCGCGTTCGTGCCAACTCTCCGCAGGCTGACTTGGCAGATTGCGGCCGAGCTGGAACTCGGCAAAAAAGCGCAGCCGGTAGAAGGCGCGGCTGCTGTTGATCGAGACCATCTCGCCGCCGTCGTAAACGATGGCGCTGTAGTCGGAATCGGGCTTGAACCCCACCACCGCGCGCCACAGTTCGGCGCGCAGGTCGTGCAACAGATCCAGCGCTTTTGTAGCGTCGCTGGCGTCAAGCACCAGGACGATTTCGAAGCGCTCGCGGATCGGTTGGGCGATGAGGTTTTGTGTGGTGCTGTTGCTGGCCAGATCGGCGCTTGGCAGCACGTGGGCCGAAGGTGTTGGCAGATCCGGGTTGCCTTGCAGCAAGGCCAGATCGAGGCCCACCGAAATGTGGTTGGCAAGGCCAGGGCATTGCCCACGCAGTTGCGTGAGGATCGGGGTGATCTTCATGGGGGTGTTCCAAAATAGTGAGAGTTACCGCAGGCCCCTGTAGGAGTGAGCCTGCTCGCGATAGCGGTGTGTCAGGCGCGTTGGTTTTGAATGTGGCACCGCTATCGCGAGCAAGCTCACTCCTACAGGGGGGGCTCGTGGGTCAGTCTTTGGACTCGGCTTTGGGGTCGAGGCACGACGCATCGATCAGGCAGCGATAGCTGTTCTCGCGATTGCCACTGGCGGTGACCTTGTCGATCGACCAGCGCCCGCGCATGAAGTCCGGCCAGGTGTCATCGAGCAGCACCAGGCCTTCGGCGGCCAATCGTGGATCGCCTGGACAGGTGATCTTCACCTTGTACTTCTGCCGGAGCATTTTGCGCACTTCGCCCTCGCCGACGGCGATGGCATCCGCTTCATTGGGTTGCTTCTGGCGGATGGTCTTGAACGGCGCGAGTCCCGTCTCGACCCAATGCAAAACGCCTGTAACAGCATCGACAAAACAAGTCTTGCAGCCCTTTGCCTGTTCGCGGGCGGCCTCTTCCAGCGTGGCGCTGATAAAGGCGTGATCGCCGGGACGATTGTCGTGGGTGACCGACAACGTCACATCCTGCAGTTTCTGCCCCGAGATTGATTTGATCTGCCCGGGTCGCGCCAGCACATACGCATCGCCATAAGGTTTGGCGACCAGGTTGTACTTCTTCGCCAGCCGCGTCAGAAAGCCCATATCGGTTTCATTGGACTGGTCGACGTGGGCGATCTTGATCATCGACACGTCCGCAGCGACACGCGATGAAAAACCGTGCTGCGACACCAGTTTGCTAAACAGTTGACCGAGCGTCGTCGGTCCATGACTGGCGGTGCGGCGCTGCTTGAAGCCGGTTTCATCATCCTTGCTGAACGGCGCTGCAGTGGCCACCAGGGTCAGGCGAAACGGAAACAGCGTCGGTGTCAGGCGAGTGACTTTGAACTGGCCCTTATCGACCATTTCTTCCATTTCCAGATAACCCACCAGCAGGCCGATTTTCCCGCCGAGGCTCGGCAGCCCTTTGAGGCCCTCCAGATCAATGGTCAGGGTCAGTTGATCCGACTCGATGCCGGCGGCATCGATGTGCTCCCAACTGATCAGACGCTGGTTGAGAAGATCCGCGTTTGCGCCATAAATCTGCACGACCGGGGTAAAACCCAATGCCATACAACCTCCTTAATCCCAGGCCGTGAGCGCTTTGATCGCAGCAGGTTTGCTGTCGAGTTCAGGCAGCACGACCCAGATGCCAGCGGGCAGAACCGGGCCGTGTTCGGCCAGGATCGGATTGAGTTTCCACAGGGCTTCTTCAGCGGCATCGTCGCTGCGCCCGGTTTCGCGGTAGAGCAGCAAATTCACCGAATCACCGGCCACGCTTCGAACCTTACGCATTGTTGAACTCCGCCAATTCGATGACCCAATCGACCACCATCGCCGTACCGTCATCGATGATCTGGGTCTGGGTTTCCTGAACGTTGTTGATCCGCCAAAGACCCCAGTTGCGACCAATGCCGTCAATCAATGGCAGCGGTATGCGCAGTGCCTGCAAGGCGCGCAGTTCATCGAGCCGATCCATGGCCACGGCGTACATCGACCTGCCGGTGATGGTCAGGGTTTCCGACTTCTGGCCGGTCTGGCTGGATTTCGGTTTGCTGGTGAGGATCTGTATTTCGCTCCAGCCGCCATCGGACTTGCGCAACAACTGGTGGTACGCAAATTGACGCGAGAGGCCGAAGATGAAATTGCCCAGTGCCATTTGTTGTTTCATCAGGCGACTCCATCGGTCAGGGCTGCGTCACGGCGGGTGGCGAGGGGGTTGGTTGGCATGATTTGACCCAACTGCCCCATGGTTGTTTGGACCACCAGATTGGCGAGCGCCTGGGCGCTGGCCAGATCCTGGCCATTGATCTGTATTGTTGAGTTGAACGTGACAGGCTGGCTGGCGGCTGTGGCTGCCGGGATCGCCGAGGTCGCCGAGGTCGTGATCAGATCCTTGCTGACCTGAGCAGGCGCGCCAAGACGATCGACTTGGGTCCCCAGCTTGTCGCCCAGCGACTCACCGATGGCTCCCCCCGCCATGCTTCCGAGCCACCCGCCAATTGCAGTGCCCACGCCAGGCAGAATCAACGTGCCAAGCGCGGCACCGACAGCAGCGCCCGCTGAAGCCCCGGCCAACGAAGCACCGGATGACACCACTGAACGCGTGTCCCCGTGCCTCACACCATTGACCAGTTCATAACCTGCGCTGAGCAGGCGCAGCGGCGGCGCTTTTTTGGCCAGCAGCGCGCCGGCCTTGGCGTAGGAGCCGGACAGCGGCGCGGCGTGCATTGGGCTGGCGCTCGATGAGCCGGCGAATGCCGTCATGCTTGCCGGCCACGCTGAGGTCTGGCGAATGAGAGGATTGCGAGCTGCAGAGCTGCCGGAGCTTATCAGTGGTTGATGGCTCTTTCGTTGGGTCAAAGAACCGAGGCTCACCCTGCTTGGTTTCAGGCCTCCACGCTTTCTCTGGGCAGGCTTTTTCGGATCTGGTTCATCAAAAGTCGAGTTCTCAACGGGTTTACCGCTATCGCCGGCAACATCGATATCCGCAATCCATTTGCCAAGTCCCTTCGGCAGTTTCGTTGCGATACCCTTCACAAGCTTGCCAACGAAATTATCGGCGGCCTTTGCCAGCAATGCCCCCACAAACGCCGTAATCCCCGCCGCCGCAATAGTCAGAGACGTGGCGACTTTCGGGTTTGCCTCAGCTTTTTCCGCCGCCCAGTTCAATGTATTGGTAAGCGAGTCCAGCGTTTGTGCATCCGGAGCTACCGCTGTCGCCAAACGATTTCTACTGGCCTCCAAAGCATTCCAGCTCTGCTGAGGGCTCCCGCCTGCCGGATCGGCTGACCTTTGCACCGCACCTTTGTACTGCGGCTCGATGCTTTGGGTCGGTCCTTGAAGGGGAACCGGCGAGACCGGCGTATCAGCAGGTTTCGCCATCAACTGATGCAAACCGTCGCTGCCGGTCGACAACGTCTTCAGCAACTCGGTCTGTGGATCAAGCGGTTTTCTCGCGGTCAGCAACGCAAATGTCTTTTCGACATCCTGCGGTTTCTCCAGCAGTTTGCTGACGCCTTCATCACCGTTGAACAACGTCTTGATCAGTGCCGATTGTTCGCTCGCAGGCTTTTGTTTAAGAGCCTCGAGTGCTTTGAAAACGGTTTGCGGAACATTCTCGGTGAGCTTGTCCGGCTGGAGTCCAAGTGTTGCCCAAGCGGCACGCTCGGCGACAGAGCCTTTGGTACCTTTGGCCAACGCAGCGCTGATGCTTTTCACCGATGTAGCGGCGCCAGACGTGTTCACATCTGCGTTGAGCAAAGCGGCCGCAAGAGCAGCCAGTTGCTCAGGTGCAATACCCGCCGCGACTCCTGTTTCGCCAGAACTCTGTACCACCGAGCCGATGTCGGCTGCGGTCGCTTTCAGCGAATTCTTCCCGAGATGAATACTGGCGTCGGCCAAGCTTTGAGCCTGCGCGCGATCAAGCTTGAGCGAGGTTCTCCAGACCGTCAGCATTTCTCCAGCAGCTTTCAGCTCAATGCCAAACGCTGTCGCGTTCGTGGCGGCATCACGGCCGAAATCCAGCAGTTCCTTTTCCTTTGCGTCGCCAGTGAGATTGGCGCCTACCCCGGATTTGCCCGCGGCATATTCGACCTCGGCCAGGCTAACCGCGGTCGCACCACTGCCCGCCACCGCTTTTTCGCTGGCCATTGCCAGGTTGGCGATCTCCATGCTCTTGAGATCGCCGTCCATGCCCGGCACTTGTTTTAGCCTGGCCATGGCCGTTTGAAGCGCCATGGTCGGCTGCAGAAACGCGGGAGGCTGACGCTGTTCGATCTCGGCCGTGAGTTTTGACTTCGGCGCAGTTACTGGCGCCGACGTCGGCGAACTGGCCTTCGACAGCGATTGCAGCGCGACCATGACTTCCCGGAGCTTGATCTGCTCCTTGATCAACAACCGGATGTCCTGACTGGCGGTCAAGACCGCCAGCTTCAACTCCGCCAGCGGATTGGCGATAACATCGAATGCAGACCTCTCACCTGCCAAGCCAGTGTTGCTGAACCCGACGCTGCTGTTCGCGCTGGCCAGCATTGGCGAATACCTTGTTTCTGCCATGCCGCTCTACTCCTGTTTCACGCCAAGGCGAGTGATCGCTATGTCGTAGCGGCGCAACGCCTTTTCGGCGTCCCATTCCAGAATCTCCGCTTCACTTACCGGGTAAATGAGCGGGACGATATCGAGGATTACTTCGATGTCGCGTTCCGAAAGTAGGCCGCCGGCTGGTTTAAAAAATCGTCGATGCGCACCTGCAATTGCGTCCAGTCCGGGACGGTCATCAGGGCCAGATCGGGGATCATCAGGCCGGTGCAATGGGCGGTGATGAACTCGGCGCGTTCCTTGGCCGTTTTCAGTTTCTTCATCACTTTGGTCGCGCGCAGTGCCGGCATTTCCAGCGACAGCGAGGTTACGGTGCGGCCGGTCACGGCGAGCGGTTGCAGCAACTGCACCTGGTCTGGATCGGCGGATTTTTCCGCGTCTTCGACCTGATCGAGAAAGTACGACGCAGGACGTGTCGACATCTCGTGCACGTACTGGGCGATGCTCACGTAATCCGGGCGCTTGAGCTGGTCGAGTTCCTTGACCGAGAGGCCGGTGGCGAGCAGCGCCAGTTCGAAGAACTGATCGTCTTCGTCATCGCCGGCGCGCTCCAGCGCGTCTTTTTGCGCGGCGTAGAACAGCGGCTTGAGCTGGATCGTTTCGATCTGCGAACCGTCATCGCCGGTGATCGGCGACAGCAGGTCATGCTGGGGTGGCATCCACGACATGAATGAATTCCTTGGTGATTCTTGAGGGGTGTAGCAATTCCCTTGTAGGAGTGAGCCTGCTCGCGATAGCGGTCTTTCAGGCACATTGATGTTGAATGTGCTGGCCTCATCGCGAGCAGGCTCACTCCTACAGGGTTTTGTGGTGATGGGAGGGTTACGGCATCAGCACCGCACGACGCGCATCACCGAGGATGTCGACGCCGTTGAGCACGAACTTCTGGGTGCGCACGTCGATGTCGATCACCGGAATGCCGTTTTCCAGGCGGTTGTAGGTACGGCACGAGAAGTCCAGCGTCGTCAGGGCTTTGCCACCCATTTTGATGGCGTCCTCCCCCATGGTTTTGAGCTTGCCGCCGATGGTGTGATAGGTGAACCAGGTGTTTCCGTCCTGATCCTGACCGGCTTCACGCACGTTCAGCAGAATGTCATCGCCCAATTTCACACCCATGGCGAGCAACACTTCGGCGCCCGTGCCCTGCAGCTTGATCTGAGCATTCAGCGGCTTGGCACTCTTGGCCATTTCCTCAACGATGAAGCGTCCGCCCGTCATGTTTTCCATGTCGAAATCGATTTTCGGCGGGGTGAATTCTTCAACGGTCGCCGACAACGGCAGGCCTTGCAGAGTGGCCGCGATGGCCTGTCTTACGCGGTTGGTAAACATTAGAGAACGTCCTCCAGGAACTGCTCGATGATTTCATCGCGGGCGTTGAGTTGGTAAACCATGTGTTCGTTCGGCGCGTAGCGGCCGTAGTCGATGACCACGTACCAGGTGCCGTTCTTGTACTTCTCGACGCTGTTCAGTTCCGGGTGCAGATACACGCTGCCGCCAGGAATGGTTTCGTCGGCGACCAGGGTTTGCAGCCAGTCGTTGATGCGCTTGACCTCTTGATCCATGAAGGACTTGGTGAGGTTCTTGGCCATGGCTTTCTGGCCGGCCTTGACCAGCTTGCGGCTGATCGCATCTTCGAGGCCAACATAGCTGATGAACTTGCCGGTGATCGAGCGGTTACCCAGCAGCGAGAAGCCGCCGAGCACGGTGCGGGCGTAGTAGCTGACGCCGTAGCGGTTGAGCAGGTCGCCCTCGGTGGAGGTGTCGAGAATGTTGTATTCAACGACCCGCGAAACGTCCTCGGCGTAGGTCACCTGGTTGCCCGGGCTCTCCCACTGCTTGACCTTGGCCAGCGCGGCAATCGCCAGGCTGGAAGGCGACAGGAAGACGTTTTTCTTCGCCGCTTTCGAATACACGGCGGGCATGTTGTGCACCACCAGGCAACGGTCAAAACCGAGATCGGCGCCGCCGAGTTCCTGGCTGTACAGCACTTGATCGGCGACCGAGGCGTCCTTGCCGTCCAACACCACACGGGCCTTGATGCGCTTGCCGAACGAGGCGAACTCGCTGGCCACTGCTTTGGTGCCGGTAAAGCCCGGCGCGCCGATGATGGTCAGGTCTTCCGGAACACTGCCCAGTGCAGCCAGACCGAGCTTGCGACCGGTCAGCGGATCAACGCCGCCAATCACTGCGTTAACGGTGTCGGACGGTGTCGCGCCCGCTTCGACGATGACCACGTAGACCGGCACCTTGACCACTTTGAGGATCTGGTAGACGGCGTGGTACAGAGTGCCCTCTTCCGAACCGGTCGGATCGAGCAGCGCATGGGTGGTGAAGCTGTTGATGCGGAACGGTGCGTTACGCGGAATCAGCGGATCGGCTTTCGGCGCAGTGCCGACCAGACCGATGACGTTGTCACCCAGGCCACCCATGGCCTCGGGGGATTCGGTGGCATTGACGGTAATGCCGTTGTGCTCGAAGTTCAGAACCTCAGCCATATTCAGTCAGCCTTCTTGGCAGCGGCCTTTTTGGCCTGGGTGGTTGGGGTTTTCAGTTCCAGTCGACCGGCGAAGTGCAAGGCACTGGCCTCGACGTCGAGCAGATCAAGGTCTTGACCGATGCTCGACCAATGCCCACCGCCGGTGGGGAATGGGACGAGCACGGTGTAGGTTTGGCGGGTTGCCATTCGGGTTTCTCCAAAGACGAAAAAGCCCCTTGGTTTCAACAAGGGGCTATCAGTTGCTGATCAGCGGATAAGAAAACGCCCCGTCAGTGCGGGGCGTTTTTATTCAGGCAGGCTAGCGAGCCATTCCGGCGCTGCCGGGCGGTGTTCGCTCAAGGGCAACTCACCGCCCTCCGGCCAGATGCGCAGCACATGGCGATAAGTCTGCAACTCGATGTATTGCGCCGGGGTCAGCTGGGTTGGCCAACGGTCCACCTCGTCGCGGTGACGATTGACCACGGGATCAGTGAGCGCGATCTGCTGTTTGCGCCAGTAGCGTTCAATGCTCTCAAGTTCCGCAGGCGTTGGCCCCGGCCGATCAACCAGCACCGGATAGTTATTTTCATTCATGACAATCATCTTGCCGGTAGACAGCCCGTTCAATAACTCGAGCCAGTACTCCTGAGAAATTTCAACTGCATCGCTTGGAATTTCGGTATGAAAGGCGGAATCGTAAAAACCGCCCGTGGAGGGTGCGTAAAACATAGGTTCTTCCTTGTGTGATTAACGACGACTCTAAAACCACCCTCGTGAGTGGTCAGATATGAAAACGCCCCAGAGAATGGGGCGTTTACTGATGCGCGGTGATCGGTGGCGAGAGCGGCCAACCTTCAGCGAGCATTTCATCTTTATAAGTTCGCGCCTCGAGGGCCCGGAGCAAATCCAGTTCGCGATCAAAGCAGGCCTGGACATGGCTGCGCACAGCCTTGGCAATGGCGAGAATCTGCTCGGCGCCGATCTCGACAAAACCATCGAGGGTTTTGAAGTTGCAGCGATACTCGGGGTCGAGAATGGCAGACAGACCTGTGCTGGCGATCAGCGCCTGGCTGTCGCGAGTTGTTTCTATATTCAATCCCTCTATAGCGATACCGTGTGTTTCATGCAAGAACCGCGTTTGCGCAAACAGTTCGGGGTAATTCGGCTCCGCTGTTGCAAAGGGCACTTTTACGACCTCGCCATCGACCAGCCTCCACTCACCCGTTTGATCGGTTCTGGTGGCGAGAAAAACTTCATCGCTCAGTTCGACCGCTTGTTCAGGAATGACTGAGTGAAGGGCCGAGTCATAACGTCCGGTCAACTCACCGGTTTCACTAAATGTTGCAAACTTCATAGCTAACCCTCGACTGGTTCTCGGCCTCAACGGCCGATAGCCAGAAAATAAAATTGTGCCGGGGTGGGGCCAATGTTGCGAATGGTCACGTTCGCCCTACTCTGAGCTCGAACCTGCCCGATATAGGTCGAGCCCGTCGGCGCATCCACTGCAGCATTGGGATAAGTCGTAAACACTGCTGGCACAAACAACGGGAACGCTACCGGAAAGGGCTGGAGGTAATTTGCGCCGGATGCGATTGCGTTCGTCATCCCCCACTGAATGATCAAACCTCCGAGCCACGTCGGAAATACGACGTAGCTACTGCCCAGGTTCTCAGAAATGCCAATTGAAAAGCCCCAACGCATTTTTTTGGGGGTGACTACAGCTTTGTCATCAGTGCCCGCGTCTGTCTGGGCTTGGGTGGCGATTTTTGCTGTGCCTTGATTGCTTTCGGAAGCTTGTTGCGCCAGAGTCGCCAGCGCAGTGATATCGATGTTTCCCTGATTGATCGACGCATCCCAGGCTTTGATGCACCACATGACGGCGATGTTGCGGGGGCGGGTTTCAGCGCCTCCGGTACTGGCAATGTAGCTTTGAGGGCCGCCGCTGGACGCATATTGCGCACCACTTCCCACCCTGTCACCGGCAGCCGAGTTGGTGATCCCCAGAACGGAGCCAGTGCCTACTGGACCTGTTGCGAACAGGGCATCGTGATAGTGGGACTTTACTTCGTCCCCCTGATAAATTCCGATCTGCCGCCCGGCATCCACACCGCGCCCATGATCCCAGCCGCGCAGGAACTCACCGCGTGATTCCGGCAAACGGAAGTTGCCTGCGCCTTCATTACCCCTGTTGTAAGTGGCGCCGAGATAGGCAGCCAGATCCGGATAGGTAGCAATGCTCTGCACACTGCCATCCAGTTCCAGATAACCGGGAGCGACGATGCCGGTCGGAAATGCCAGAACAGCGCCAACTGGAACAGCGGATTTAAGCCGTTCGACTTCCTTGACCAGCGCGGCGACATCGATGGTTCCCTGATTGACCGGGGCGTTCCAGGCTTTGATGCACCACATGACGGCGATGTTGCGCGGACGGACAGTGATTGCCGTATTCGCAATGTCGTTGCTGCCGGTAGCTGCGGCGTAGGACTGCGAAATACCTGTAAGAGAAGCATCACCATCTGAATTCAATCGGGCTTTGAAGGCTGCTACATTGTCATCCTGAGTGTTATAAAAACTGCCCACAACTTGCGATGTTTTCGTGGCATCCCCTGCGCAAACCGCCGTAGCGGCCTGTTGGCTGCCAATAGTTCGCTCGACATCCACTCCGCGCCCATGATCCCAACCGCGCAAGAACTCCCCACGCGCCTCGGGCAAGCGGAAATTGCCAACACCCTCGTCACCCTTGTTGAACTTGCCGCCCAGATAAGCGCTCAGGTCCGGGTACGTAGCACTGCTCTTGACGCTGTTATCCAGCTCCAGAAAACCCGGCGGTGGTGCATCAACCGGAAACGCGACAATCGAACCCACCGGCAACGCCGACGCCTTGGCAATCAGCGCTTCAACTTCAGCCTTGGTGTACGAATCCTTGATGCCGAACCCGGCCAACGTTTCAGGGTTCGCACCGGCAGTCGCCCGGCCATATTCATCAACCGTCAGACTTTTGTAAGTCCCGGCGGCAATCCCGGTGCGCCCGGCGAGCATCTTGAACGTCAGCGCGGTCGTGCCGAGGGTAATCGGCGCATTGGTGGTCAGGTGCCACAGCGAATCGCCGTTCGTGGCGCCCTCCTCCACCATCACCGTCAGGCCCGGCGTCACCTTGGCGCTGGTATTGGCATCGGTCGCCCGCACCCAGTCGCCATTGGCGACGATCCACAGTCCGTTGTCCTTGGCCAGCGTCTGATTCGCAACCAGCACGCGGTCACCAGCGATCACTGCGACACCGTCAATTTGCTGCGCACCGTTCAACACGACATTGCCAGTCGCAGCAACACGCACCGACTGCTTGCCATCGAGCTTGCCGAGTTCTTCGGCGAGGTAACTCATGACCCAGGCACGCGTGGCTTTAACCACGGTGTCATCAATCAACAACGTCACCAGCGACGCATTACTCGTCTCGAAAATCGAGCGAATGTAGAACTCTTTACCCGAACCCGACGTGGCCAGAACCGGTTTGAACGACTCCGGATATTTGACGATGGCGTAGAGAATCCCGGTGTCAGTCCACAACCCGGCCTCTCGTACATACCAACCGCCGACATCCGGCGGAATGGTCACTTCGGCGAGCAGCCAGCTCGGATTCTTCTCGTCCTGGAACAGCGCATTGAGCGGCCCGCGCCAGACTTCGCGTTTCAGCGCAGTGGCGGTCGCGGCCGGGTTGTAGACCGAGCCGCCGCCGTCACCGACGGAAATCTGCGTCAACTTGATCGGCGTGCCCGCGGCCTTGCACGCCGTTTCGTAGGCAATCCCTGCGTTGGTGAGCAGGGTGTAATAGTCAGCCATTCAGGCCCCCTGAGGATAAATAGTGGATGTTTCGACGGTGTACATGCCGGCAGCCATGAACGCCTCTCCCGAGGTTTCGAGCCCTTCGATGAACACCGGATAAACCGTGGTCAGCTCGCCGCAGAACGTCGCGGCGCCGATGACGTGATTGCCGAAAGCGCTCAAGCCAACGGAGACCGTCAGCACATCGCGCTCGCTCTTGGCATCCGCCAGGCGTCGGTCGAGACGGGCATCGATTTCTTCGCTGTAGGGTTGGTCGCTGAAGGCGCGAACGGAAAAGCTGTACGGCGCACCGGGCGGTGTCTGTTCGTACCAGGCGCGGATTTCCGGGCGCAGTTGCAAACCCTTGGCGGCGTTTTCCAGCGCCTTGCGAGTGCCGGCCTGGCGCGCGGTGGGCCAGGCCAGTTCAACGGTCAGGCGCTTTTCTGCTTCTGGCGCGGCGGTGCTCCACTCAGCAACACCGCGATCCGCTGCCAGATATGGCAGGAAGGCGACTGGTGTTTCTGCTGGGTTCATCAGTTCCGGGAACGGCGGCGCGATGCGATCAAGCAAGGCGCCAAAACCCAGATCCAGACCTCGTTCAAGTGCCGAACTGTTGGCCGGCAGCAGTGTTGGGCGCTGAGTTTTTTCACTCATAGCGTCAGCACCTCAACTTCGACCGCAGTGCAATACGGCGCTTGAAACGCCGTGGTCACGATCGGCGCCAGCGGTTCAAGAATCTGCAGTTGCACGGCACCGGCGCTGTGCAGCGTGTAGTCGATCCAGCTCGGATCGACCCGCCCTTCGAGGCGATGACAGCTGTCGGCATAAGCCTGCAATTGCTGTTGCGCGGCGACTTTAGTCAGGCCCGAGTCGGGGCCGGAATTGATCTTGGCGACGACACGAATCTTGTAGCGCTGAATGTCGGCAGCCTTGACGGTGACGAGATCGGTTTCCGGTCGCACATCCGGCCGGGCGAAGTGTTCACGCACGCCTTCAAGCAATCCTTCAGATGGCGTCCCATCACCCTCTCGCGACAGCACCGTGACCTGCACTTCACCGGGCGCGGTGCGTCGACCGTTGCCATCCTTGACCTGCGCGGCGAGACCATCGGGGTTGAAGGTGTAAGTGACACTCACCACACCGGCATCGGTGGATTCGACCTTCACCGTTGGCCGCTCGCCGAGGGTGAAGACTTCGCGGCGATATTGCATCCGTGAGCCCGCTGCCGGTGCATGCGGTGCCAGGTAATAACGCAAGCGAGCATCGTCGTCGCTTTCATAAATCGCCGGCACCGGTGGAAATGCTGCCGGATCACCTGGATCAAGCAACTGCCGCTCAAGGCCCATGTCCGCCAGCCGTGCATCGAGGTTGCTGCCCGTCGCCCACCACGCCAGCATCTGTTTGATGCGAGCGTTGTATTTGCGCTCGTGGGTTTGCAGTCGGACGCAGAAAGCTTCCAGCGCCAAGGTCAGCAGTTCACTTTCGTTTTCCAGGCTGGTCTTGAGTTTCGCAGCACTGTCCGGCGAACGCGCCCCGACGTATTCGACGACGAAAGTCTTGAACTCAGCGAGCAAGTCTTCGAAGGCTTCAACGGTGATCAGCGCGGGTTCGGCCAATTGGTTCTGGCCGGGGATCAACATGCTCATGTCACGACCTCGAAGGTTTGTTGACGGTTTTTCCAGGTGCCGGCGAAACGCAGCAGCAGACCGGCGCCCTGACGGCTGGCGACGATCACTTGCGGCTGAAAATCGCTGATCCCGTTCTGCGCGTTGTAGAACGCCTGCGCCGCGTGGCTCTGGGCCAGAAGCAGGACGTCGTCGCCGAGGTTCTGCCCCAACAACGAGGGGATCAGCGATCCGTACAAGGGCCTTTTTTGCCGGGTACCCAGCGGCGTAGTCAGGGCCCGGGTCGCGCGCTGCACAAATTGCAGCCAGTCGTCGACCGTGGCCCCGCTGTCTCTATCGATTCCGATCATGGAAGGCTCTTGATTCAGGGGCTGATGACACGGCCCTGGTGATCGACCAATGGGCCGCTGAAGTGCACGCCCGAAGCGTCAATGGTCAGGCCGACTGCACCCAGTTGCAGGGTGATCAGTTGCGGTGTCATTGCCAGTCGTGCCGGGCCGATGCTCAGCTCCAGCGATTCACGAGAACCGTTGAAAGCTGCCGGGCCGTTTTGCCAGTGCAGGGTGTGTGAAGCATCGTCGTAGCCGCTTTCGCTACCGTCCTGATGCACGCGACGGGTCAGCGTCGGGATCGTAGAGGCTGGCGGAAAACGGTCACTGTTCAAACCGAACAACGCCACGCTCTGTGCACCGCTTTCGCCGCTGCCGTAGTTGAACAGCAGACACTGCTCGCCCACCGTCGGAATCCGCGATTCACTCTGCGCGCCAGCGCTGGGATTGAAGAACTTGATGGCTGGCGTGAGCAAGCCACCGTGACTGACCTGACAGGTGTTGCTCGCGGCGTCGACGGTCTGGCAAATGCCGATGCGGCAGAAGCTCTCGGCACGGCGGTGCAGGTCGTCGATTTCCGCTTCCATTTCGGCCAGGCGCTCGATGATCGGGCCGAGTTGCATGCGCAGTAATGCGTCGAACATCGGTCAGGCCTCCAGCGCGGTGTATTGGTCCGGGTCGTCGATATTGCTGACTTCCCAAGTGCGAGCGAATTTCGGCGTGCCCAGTGGATCGTCCAGCAAGGTCGGGCCGAGGTAGAGGGTCTGGTTGAACGTCAGGGTCCAGGCTTTGTATTGCTGATCGCCGCGAATGAGCAATGACGGCAAGCCATCAATATTCATCGGCAGATCGCATTGATCGCCGGGCAGGTTCCAGCGGTTGTCAGTAATCAGGTTTTTCAGCACCGCGATCAGATCGCACGCTGCAAATGCGCTGGCGGCAAGGGCCGGGATGACTTGCAGGGAGACCGTCATGACATGAGCAATTCGCCCGTCAGCGGCACGCACTCCCGGCCCATTGCGGTCGAAGTCGATCAGCACCCAGGCCTGATCGCCCGGTGCAGTGAAATCATCATGATTGCCGACGCTGAGGTTGAGTCCGGTAGTGTTGCGCAGTGTCGTCGCGATGGCTGTGAACAGTTGCGACGGCTGCTGGATCGGTGTGGGCATACATGACCTCCTTTTCAATCGTCCACGCGCAGCCCTGCCGCCAAAATGGCGGCACGGAGAAATACCAAGTTCAAGGTTGGTCGCGAGGCGGTACTTCGCAGACGCCGATGCGCTTGGCAGCCCAGCGTTCGTACAACCCGATTGCCACGTCGGCGCCGGCCATTGCGGTCAGGCAACCGAAGGCGCCGGCGGCCCAGATCGACATGCCGGCGGCATACAGCAGCATGATCGCCGACACGCCGCAGATCATGCAGGCGCCCGAGCGCAGGGCCAGGCGCCGCAGCAATGACCAGCCGCGAGCGCCCTCCTTGTCGGCGCGCCACATTTCGCCGGACACCCCGCCCACTACGGCAAGGAGGATGACCAGCCAGATCGGCATGTCGGCCAGGGCTTGTTGCTCGTTTGTCATGTCACGCCTCCGGGGTAGCGTTGAGGAAACAAGAAATTGTGAGCAGACCCGATGCGTTGAGGTCATCTCTCACGTTTGAGTAAAACCAGCGCTCCCCGTCTACAGGCGTTACAAACGCTCGACAATGACGTCATCGATAAAGGCAAAGTTGGCGTACGGGTTCTGCTCGTTGGAAAACGCCAGCGTTGTCTGCGGCGTGGTTGCGGTGAAATCGTAGGTCAGAGTGGCCCATTCAACTGCAACGCCTTTGGCGGTCGGCGTGTTGAAGGTTGCGGTTTGTCCTGCCACTTTCATCTGGATGACACCGTCGCCCGAGCGGCTGGCAAAACGCGAATTGCCCGCACTGAAGGTCACTCGGTATTTGGCGCCCACGGTCGTTGCAAAGTTCTGCTGTATTCCACCGCCGTTGCCGTACACGTAGTTGGCCAAGTCAACGATCATCACGCCATCTGCTGCAACAGAGCCGCCAATCGCATTAGGCATATTGAAATATTCGGCACCAGACAGAAATGTCGTCCAGCCTGTGATGGCGTTGGCTTTTGCGGGAGTGTCCAAAATGCAGCCTGCGCCGCAGGTTGATTGCTCGAAACTGCCGTTCACCAACAGATTGGCAGCCAGTGCGTGGGTACCTGTGCCGAGCAGTACAAAAGTCGTGAAAAGCGCAGCGATTTTATTGTTCAACATGGTTTGTTTTTCATCCCTGATAAATTTCGGATTTGGTTGTGGTCTTCTGGCTCAAGGAACCAGGCACGATGGGTCTGCTTTCACAGCAGACTTGATGCGTCAGTAAGGAGCGACCGGCCACATGATGTTTGCCGGATACCCCGACTGTTTATCGATGTCGCTGAGAGCGATGCAGTACTGTTTGTGAGCCAGCAGCCGGGCCTGCTCTTCTGCCGTGGCCATGGCCAGGTCAACCTTGAACTGCAACGAGTTCATCAACAGCCAGTTGGCGGCAGCATTCAGCAATTGCCATTTCTGCTGTTCGGCTTCATTTCGCAGGTCTTCCTCGGTCGGTGGAGAAAAGGTCCAGATTCCGTTGAATGTGGCTCCCCACCCCACTCGAACATCCGAGCCGGTGACATCAACCCAGACGGAGGCTGGCGAAGCCGGTGCTTCAGGAGCGATTTCGCTCTCTTTCAGTTGGACCACTCTGTTGTATTCGACCAGTGCATAAAGATTCATGTGTATTCCTCGATGTGTGTTTTTCAATGCATGTCGTGTTTGATCAGGCAGGCATTCCAAAAAGCCCGGCGCTTGCACCCCGGGCTTTTCAGTAATGCGCTCCTTCGCCTTCCTTCAAATCCTGTGTTCGAGAAGGAAGCTGACTGTTCGGCGCTACTGGCGCGGTACTAGTCCATTCAAATTGTTTTTCCGACCGCGGTCCCTGCCCGCCGGATAACTGCTTCTGGTGCTTTACGCTGCACACCCGGGTCAGTTGCCAACCCTCTGAACCGTTGAGGCCGGTTCATCGCTGCCTGTTCTTGTGGAACTAAAGAGCTTTCTTGCCAGCCGCTTTGTCGAGCGGCTTGGTGGCAAGAATATGCATGTATGCATATCCAGTCAATGCGCAAATGCATTTATTTATGCATTAGAAATGCGCAAACGCATGAAAGCCCCGCAGCGAAAGGGTTTGGTGGTTTTATCCAGGCGAAAAAAAACCCGCCAACGAAGGCGGGTTTATCTGGAAGAGGTCTGGTTAGCGGGCGTACATGCCCCACCAGAAGACGTGACCGAGGATGACAATCTGCTCTTCCTGGATTTCCTGGAAGCTGTAGTCCTCGTCTGGATGCTCATCGCGATTGAAGCTGCGCAGACGAATGCCGGTAGGCAAGCGATAAAGCTGCTTCACGCGCAATTGGCCATTGTGATTGATCGCGTACAGGTCGCCATCGATGATGTCGCCGATGCCGCACTTGCCGGCGTTGACGCCGACGGTGGCGCCATCACGCAAGACCGGCAACATGCTGTTGCCGCGTACCGTCACACATTTGGCCTGGTCGAACTGCACACCGTTATGGCGCAGGCTGCGCTTGCCGAAGCGCAGGCTAGAGCGCTCGCTCTCTTCGATGACGAATCTTCCTGATCCAGCAGCCAATTCAACCTCGCGAAGGAACGGCACCGATACTTCGTCATCATCGACCGGCGTATCGTCGTCCCACAGCATTATGTCCTTGAGTTCCGCGTGTACATCATCACGCGCGGCACCGGCCGACGGCGCGACATCCGCGCGCCCGCGCAACTGATCGGTGCTCACGGCGAAGTACTCGGCGATCTTCGAGATATGTTTATCCGAGGGATCGACGATCTTCCCGCTGAGAATCCGCGAGAGAGTGGATTGAGGCACGCCGGTGCGACGGTGGAGCTCCGTGGGGGAGATCCCGTGCTGGTCGAGCAGTGCTCTTAAGACGGAGGCTACGTTGCGTTTTTGCATAACGCGCATAGTGCTTGAAGTTATTGGTTAAGACAAATGCTGATTTGCATAATTAACGCATAAATATGAATTCAGCCGCAAAATGATATTGCCGAGCCATCATTTTGTATTGGATAACGGCCCGGTTCCAACTTGTGGTCAGCCTTTGACGCGACGCGCAGCAGCATTGGCTTTTTTTAGTCGATCGGTTCTGGCTTTCCTGTCGTAATCGTCCTTGGCGCCCATGATTCCACCGGCAGCATGCACCCAGTCGGTCGCGGTGCAGCCAGAGATCAGCACAGCAGAAGTAAAGACTGAAGCAAAGATAAGGATGTTTTTCATATTCGATTCCTCGGTGTCACTGATGAGCTTGTTGAATTGCAGAGTTGAAAAAAGAAAACCTGCTGCGGTGTGTTGGCCGTGGTTGACCCTTTACTCATCCATGAGCTTTTGCAGTTTTGTCTGAGCTCGTTCGAGCCTCGCTTCCTGATTCTTGATGACTTTCACATCGCCGTACTGACGCGCGGCCTCCAGATAGTTCTGTCTGCGTCGCACTTCGGCTTCGGCCTTCTGGATGGAGCTAGAACGGTCATCTTGCGCGGAGGGTTCTTGGCAATAACGCTCGACATTGGCCAGCGCCCGCTCCAGACCGGACTTGCGATATATATTGTCCGCCTTGTCAGCGCGCTCAATTTGCAACACAAGTTCAGCGCGGCGCTGCGCGCAACTTTCCCGCGAGTCAGCCCTTGAACTATCGATGATCAAAACGCTGCCAATCAGCAAGGACAGATTCCACAACAGACTTGATCTCATCAGACAAACCCCAGATAGTTTTTCTCTCCAGCGCGCCCATGAAAGTAGCTCACCCGAGACCATGCCTCGCGACTAACTAACGTTTCCCGTATAGCAAAAAGTGCTGCCTTCATCATTTCGCAACAGCGAGTTCTACACATTGGGAAGTGTTCAACCATCCACGCCACCGGTACGTAAACATGATCGAAGCACAGCAACACCGGAGTACGATCAGACAACGTGGAAATACTGACGTCCTTTTCTTTTCCACCCATAACCGCCGGCACAAACACGATACCTTCCCTGTTTATTGCAATTGATCGCTTCCAGACGGGAGACTTGGCCCCATGAGCACTGCGCACGCAAAACCAGAGCAT